GCAGGTGTATGCTCATTAGCCAAATTTAGTAACTGCTCGTTTATAGCCGGGCAAATTGCGGAAAATGACATGATAAATAAGTTTATTATTTGCGTTTGAAATCCCTCGTCTGTTGTGGGTTCGAGGGGATAACCCTAATGCGGATGGACGCCTCCTAAGCCTGATTGGCATCAGACAATACAAAGATAAATATAATTTCGATAAAAACAAAAAACCCGACATAAGCCGGGTTAGTTGCGTTTGAGCATTAGTAAATTTTATCCGTTCAATCCAGCACGCTGTTTCATCTCAGCCACTCTTTGTGCGGATTCCTGTTGCCACTTGCTGATTTGATTCTTAGCAGGTGCAGGTGCAGGCGTTGGAGGTGTCGGATTGTTTGTCTTACCCTGTTGCGATTCGCCACCGTTCGATTCTTTGAATATCTTGGATTCTTTGCCCTCGATAACAATTAGTTCAGACAAGGTCAATTCTTTTTTATTCTTGTCGTAAACCTTCGCACCGTTCAAATCGGTAACGATTGCCGTTCCTGAATCGTCAACTTCAACTTTATATTTTTTGTTGAAATCCTGAGTAAATCCGGGTACGACATATTGACTTGCACCAATCAAAGGATGTTTACTAACTTCGGCTTGAATAGCCTGATTAACTTTGAACGAACGAATAGCCGATTCAGATTCGGATTTAATTGAGGGAATAACGGTTTCCTCAAAATCTTTTACCCGATTTTCATAGTCGATAATCGTTTGTTTGGCTTGATTCAACTGCTCCAATAAATCTTTATTGCCTGACTTTTCGCTTACTCGGTCATTCACCAATTTTAGCACGCCTTGGAAATCCAATTCTTTAATTTCGGCTTCGGTTAATCCGAATTGTTTCTTCACGAAGTTCTTTGCTTCGGCATAGGCAGAACCCTTTCCAGCCTTGTGTATTTCATCCTTGACACGCTCTTTATAATAGTTCGTAAAATGGTTTTCGGTCAAGTCCACAAGACTGGAAAGGTCTGTTTCATCATTGGCACTCTCGATGGCTGTAACTACATCCTCTGGAACGCCAATAGTTTTTAAAAATTCGATTGCTTTACTCATAGTTGCTGACAATTAATTTACTCGATTACTTCTTTTGACTTCTTTGCTTTCTTTGGCTCATCATCGGTTAAAGAAGGAACGATTTCAAAATCAGAAAAACCGTTTTTCTTTAACCCTTTTTGACGCTCAAAAAAATGCTTAGAAAGAACTACTTGCTTGCCTGTCTTGGTGTTCTGAACCAATACCTGCTTTTCGTTTAATTTCTGCATAGTAAATTAATTTAGAATGTACGCCAAGTGCTTGTTGTTCTTACTTGCAGACTATCCAAAGTCGTGTTGAATATAACCGTTCCTGCTGGTACTGTACCCCATATTGCAAGGCTATCCCGTACCGCAGTGGTTACATTCAATTGTCTTAGATTAACTGGATTGAAATAAGTGGCATTCAACCAAAGTGCAGTTGCATTGCTAATACCTAATTGACGAAATCCAAAGAAGAATGTATTCTTGCGATAACGAGTAATAACGGTCTGGGTTTTAACATTACGGAGGAATACCATTGTGTCCGCACCTGCTGTGCTGTAAACGGCTTCAATGTTTCCAAATCCATTATACTCGAATGGATTGATAACGAGATTACCAGACTTCTGACTGCGAATTGTAATAACGCCAGTAGATGTGTTTTGAGATACCGTTAAAGTATCTTTTGTTTGACCGCTCAAACCTGCAAAGGCGAACAGCATCAAACTGATTGTTAGGAAGATTGCTTTTTTCATTTTAATTTATTGTTGTTTTACAAAGTTACGAAATAATTATTCCCATTCATTTATCTTGTTTTCAATCACCTGCAAACGCTTTTCGATTGATTGAATATTGCCGTTAATTAATCCTTGTTGCTTGGCTTGCTCAACCTTAATATCAACAAGGTCTTGTTGTATCGAATCAATTCCGCTAATTAAACGCATCATAAAAAATGCAACTACGGCAAGGGCTATCGGGAACGCATAGGCTTTCATTCTATCAATTAGAATGGCTTCGGTGTTACTCATTTTCATCAGGAGAGATAAATACTGGAATGGCTTTGTGTCGGCAATTAAAGCCTCCACGATATGTGCAAAATGATTCTTTTGTTGTTGCTGGATTCATCCCTGAACCGTTATTAAATGCCCAATTAATTTCGCTTTGAAGTTTACCAATTGGGATATTGCTTTGATACTTTCCAACCCACCTTACGCATTGCGGTCTGGAATCACCAATTAGACTACCTATGTATCGAATGCTGTTAGGCTTGTACTCGGTTCTGAATCTATCGTAAATCATACCATCGTACTGCATAATTCCATCCTGTGCCCATACATTAGCGTAACGAGCCATACGGTTAAACTTATCTTTGTCCGATGCAAGTAGGAACTCTCTTAAACGATTCTTAGTATCCGTTACCTTAGCACCTGCAAACACATTACGATTAATAGCATCTCGAATCGGTTGTCTTATTTCCGCAGTCAATCCAGTACCAGTCATATTCTGAACGATTGTTTCGGTCTGCATTAACCTCATTTGACTTACACCTAACTTATCAAAATCAAACGAGAAGGTGCTGTTATATTGTCGCAGTACCATCTCGCTTAACTTTTCAATTTCGGGCAGGCTTCGGACAATTTCGGACACGCTTGCTGGGTAGGTGCTTGCGTTAATTGCTTTGGCAATTTCTGCGTCCAATCCGGTAAGCAATCGGCTGTTCTGCTCTGATAGTACGAAAGTTCCATCAGATAATTCAAAGCCATCCAAGTATTTGTCCAGTAACTTAATGATTCTCGCAGTGGCATTGTCTGCACCTTTGCGGGCGTTGTCAACCAAGTTATCAATGAGTATGTCGATTTCATCCTCTGGCTTCATTACTCGGCAAACTCAGGTACAATTATAGTCGTAGCAGGTGGCGGAACAATTACATTGAACTCGGCTTCCATCAATTCAAGTACATTGACCTCTTCCATTTCGTAGACATCATCACGCTCCATAACTCGTTCGAGAATGTAATAGCAATATGCATGCTTCTGAACGCTTCTGGTATCAATAGCACCCATCCGTTGCATACGCTCGATGTCCTCCATGGATTGACCGTATAACGGGTCAAACTGAACCATTAACTCGATTACTTCACTCGCTTCGGCTTTGCCCGAAAAGCGTTTTTTCATTAAGTCTTTTTGGGCTTTGACTTTGACTGGAATCGGTGCGTTTGCTTCGTTCAGTTGCTTCAATTCCTCAATTATCATACCCTCATCACGAATAGCAAACGATGTCGGCTTGACGATAATTGGAGGCTCAGGATTGACGATATTCCGCAACCTAATCAAGTAGTTCAGATGGTTGAAAATGATATGGTCAAAGATATGATTGCTCATTGCCATAATCATTGCATATTTACCCTCTCTGTCTACCTTCTTAGCCTCGCCTGATTGTGCCGAATCAGTGAATAATTGATACAACTCCAACTCTGCTTTGTGTATCAATGTTTCCCAAGCCTTTTGCATGTATTCCAATCCTTCGACTGGAGGCGATACATACGACACAGGGTCATCAATTAGCGTTTGATTTTCAAGTGTAGTTGAATCGGGTACTTTGATTTGATACACTCCGAATGGGCTACGAACCAACACGCCTGAACCGTTGCAGGTATTGCAGTTGTTGCGTGTATCGTTACCCAAACTATCTGTACCCCATACTAATCCATTCTGACACCCCTCAGCAGTACAGGGCATTTGCTTCTCAACACGAATCGGATTCGAAGTCATTACCCTCGCACCTTTCCAGTCGTCAAATGTCTTTAACGCCTCGTTTGCATAACCAACGAAACCGACAAAGAACGATTCCATGTAGTCAACGAATTGAGGCATGAATGTATTCTGCAACAAGGCTGACCCGCTGTTGAATGTGTAAGGACTCCAACCCATGTAAGTTGATTCACCCCAAACGGCTTTGCGTGTTTTGTAATCGTATTGACCGATTGCAGATTTTCTGAAGCCACCATTCAACACAATAGGTATTTCACCTAAGTTGTGCCGATACATCAGTTCCGTTCCGAATGTTGACTTGTTGTCTGGCAGTTCAATTTCGTAGTGCCTGTAATAAGCCTCTCGGTCAATTGTATAGAATATCCGACCTGTTGTACCAGAATTTAAATAGAAGCGTTCCTCAGGCTTGTAAAATGTAATTCTGTCCTTTGTAAGCCGAGTGATACAAACAGAATAAATCTGGTATGGATATAAGTCGACCTTTTGCGTTGGGTCGGTCGTACCCTCTCCGAATGGCATCCAAGTAATGTATCCGTTTGGGTCATCAATTATACGCTCACAGGCAACTTTAAAAATATACTGCCAATAGTCGTATCCAGTGC